TACGGGAGATGGTGCGCGCACACGTTCAGACGGCATTTGCGCTGTCACGGAGGAAAACGCATGAGAATGTCACCGAATAGCAAAGCATTCGCCGAATTCTGGACGAATGCGCCGGAATCGCTGACCGAGCACCTGAATAGCGAAATCCAGCGCGAAATTTTCGGTATGCTCCGGCAGGGCATGATGCTGTCGGAGGTGGCCGCAGCGCGCAACTGTTCGATTCGCGCGGTGTCCGAAGTCGCGAGCAGGATGCGCGCCGTTTTGCGGGCGACTGGATACGATCCGGACAACAACATGCGGATGGTGTCGCCGGAGCCGCAGATATTGAAAGGCCGCACGGCGTTTGTGCGCGTTGACCCGAACACCGGCGAAGAGCGCGTTGCGCATTACTATAACAAAACTGATATAAACCGCGAAAAACAGCTGGCAGCGATCCGCCAGGCGATCTACGCCGCAGCCGATTCATTCACGCCATTTGCACCAGCTGCCGCACCGAAGCAGCAGCAAACCGATTTATGCACCGTTTACACGCTGACGGATTACCACATCGGCATGTATTCATGGGGCGATGAAACCGGCGCGGATTGGGATATCAACATCGCGCGGCGCGTCATGCTGCAAGCATTCGCAGACATGATGGACGCCAGCCCGAACAGCGAGCAAGCCATATTCGCGCAAATCGGCGACCTGATCCATTTCGACGGCATGCTCGCGCTGACGCCGACCAGCAAAAACGTGCTGGATGCTGACACCAGGTTCCCGCTGATTATTCAGACCGCCATCGAGGTCTGCATTGGCGTGGTCGAGATGCTGGCGCGCAAGCACAAGCGCGTGCATGTGCTGATGGCAGAGGGTAATCACGATATGGCGTCCAGCGTATGGTTGCGGGCGATCATGGCGCAGGTGTTCAAGCGGGACAAGCGCATTACGGTCGAGGTCAGTCCGTTTCCGTTTTATAACTTCATTTGGGGCCGCACGTTTCTCGGTTGGCATCATGGTCATTTGCAGAAAATGGACAACCTGCCGCTGCTGTTCGCAACTGACCCGAAATTCCGCGCCGAATATGGACAATGCACGCACACCTATATTCACACGGGCCACATGCATCATCAGAAAGTAATCGACAAAGGCGGCATCGTGGTCGAGCAACATCCGACACTAGCTGCACGCGATGCACACGGCGCACGCGGGTTCTTGAGCAGCAACCGCGAGACGAAGGCGATTACTTACAGCAAGACGCGCGGCGAAATCATCCGCTGCACCGTCAGGCCGGAGGGCGCATAATGGGCTGGCTGGCAAACGCATTCATCCTCGCCGGCATGTACCTGATCGGCGAAAAAAACCGCCACGGGTTCCTATGCAGCATCGCCGGCGAAACAATCTGGACGTGGCGCGCGTGGCAGTCTGGCATGGTTGACCTGGCGCTGATCTGCGGCGTGTTCTGCTGCGTCGCATTGTACAACTGGCACAAATGGGGGCGGGTATGACCGATATAGATGTATCTGCAAATACTATCGCGAAGCGCAAACAGCGTGCATCCGAGGAATATCGTAAGTTAGAAGCCCAGCGGAGAAGGACGAAATACAAAAAAAGAGAGTGGGAAGCAACTTTAAGAAGCAGAAGTACAAAAAGCGGATGGCTGAAATACGCCATTATTCGAGCAAGGCACCGAGCTAAAAAGTCCGGCATAGAATTCTCAATTACTGAGGCTGATGTTACAGTTCCTGATTTTTGCCCTGTTTTCGGAATTGCATTTTGTTTTAAGCCTAGCGGGAAAAGTAACTCCGTCAGAGAAAAACACAATGCGCCCAGCCTTGATAGGATAGATAATTCAAAAGGATATATTCCCGGCAATGTAGCAGTTATTTCATTGCGTGCAAATGTACTGAAGAGCGACGCAACACTTGATGATCTCAAAAAAATTTGCCAATACATGGCTGGGGTGATGTATTACTACGATAGCATATCGTGACGGCGTTGTAGCGTATGACAGCCGATGCTGCGCGGGCGGCAAGGTCAGTTCAGATCAATTTAACAAACACCGTCGAGCTGGTAGGGTGCATTTCTTTTTCACTGGATCGACCGGCGATATTGAACGGCTGATTGCGCTATACATGGGTACGGATTGCCGGAAACCGATTGACGGGTGCCAGGCGCTGGTGTGGGACGGGCGCAGCGGGCAGCTGCTGTCAATCGGCTGGGACGGCGAATATTTCACAAACGAGGAATCGCTGGACAATTACTGTGCGTTCGGCACGGGCGAGGATCACGCGATCACGGCGATGGATTGCGGATTATCCGCAGCCGACGCCGTGCGCATGGCAGCGAAACGCGACACCGGCACGGGTGGCCGGGTGCGCACCTATAAAATCACCGGGAGGAAATAACATGAAATTACTGATACTCGGCCACGGCGAGCACGGCAAGGATACAGTGGCCGGCATGCTGCGCGACCTATGCGGCATCACGTTCCGCAGCAGCAGCGAGGCGGCGTGCGAAATCGCAGTGTTTCCGTATCTGAGCGAAATATATGGGTATGATAATTGGTATGAATGCTACGCCGACCGCCGCAATCACCGCGAGGAATGGCGGTATTTGATTACGGAATACAACACGCCGGACAAAGCGAAACTGTGCCGCGAGATTATCGCAACCAATGATTGCTACGTCGGCATGCGTTGCCCGCTGGAATATGCCGCCAGCAAGCCGCTGTTCGACGCCGTGATATGGGTCGATGCCGGGAACCGCAAGCCGCTTGATCCGAGCATGGGCATCGCGCCCGACACCGGCATGATCTGGATCGACAATAGTGGCACGTTGCCCGATTTGCGGTATAACGTCGAGATGACTGCGAGGGCGACCGGATGGATGCGATAACCATTGCAGGCATCGTGTCCTGCGCATTCGTCGGCGCGTTCACCGTGCTGGCAGCACGCATGCAGTCGCGCCAGGGCGGGCAGTCGGTGCGCGAGTCAATTATCGAGAGCTGGACGAATATCGCGGTCGGGTTCGGCATCAATTACGTGGCAAATCTGGTCGTGCTGCCGCTGGCCGGACTGCGCGTCACGGTCGGCGATGCGTTCTGGATCGGGTGCGTGTTTACGGCGATCAGCATAATGCGGTCGTTTGTGATTCGGCGGTGGTTCAATCGCCGCATGGTGGGGCGCGCATGAACACCGAAACCGCATTGCAGCATCAAATCATGCTCGCCCTATCTGAAGCCGGCTGCATCGTCTGGCGCAATAACACCGGGCAGTCATGGTCTGGCCAGGTATTGCACCAGCAATCCGGCACGGTCACGCTGGGCAACGCGCGCACCGTTAAATACGGACTGTGCGTCGGCAGCAGCGACCTGATCGGCATTCACTGCGCCACGGGCAAGTTCATCGCCATTGAGGTCAAAACGCCGAAGGGCCGCGCGACCATCGAGCAGGAACGATTCATCGCTGCGATCTTGATTTCCGGCGGCATCGCTGGCATCGTTCGCAGCCCAGCCGAGGCGCTGGCGTTATTACCGGGAGGATTGAATGCAACCTGAGAATGTCCGATTCATCATCGAGCTGGCGGTCGAGGCGCGCGATCAAGCCGCTGCGATCATCAGCCATCACAACAGCGCACCTTACCTAGCCGAGCCGGCGCTGGATTATTGGTTCGACCGTGGCAAGCGCGCGCAAGCAATAATCGAATCACTGGCAGACCTCGCAATTACGTAACACCAGCAAACCGGGAGCACACATGCAAGACGATTTCGCACGATACATCGAGCCGGCTGCGCTCGCCCTGCTGGGCGAGCCGAACGAGCGGCGCGGCAACGAGTGGCGGTACGGCAACCACGGCAGCCTGGCCATCGACGTTGAGGCCGGCACATGGTACGACCACGAGCAGGCCGAGGGTGGCGGCGTGCTGCGGCTGATTCAGCGCGAGGCCGGAGCCGCAACGAACAAAGCCGCCGTCCGGTGGCTGGAGACCCAAGGCATCAAACAACCTGACGCACCAGCGGCACCGAAGGAACGCGGACGCATCGTTTCAACATACGATTACGTCGACGAAAACGGCGAGCTGGTGTACCAAGTCTGTCGGATGGAGCCGAAGGATTTTCGGCAGCGACGACCTGACGGCAACGGCTGGTCGTGGTCGGTCAAAGGTACAACGCCCCTGCCTTACAATCTGCCGGCACTGCTGGCCAAACCATCCGCCACGATCCTGATCGTCGAGGGCGAAAAAGACGTTGACGCGCTCGCCGCGCTCGGGCTGCTGGCAACCTGCAACAGCGGCGGCGCGAATAAATGGCCAGATGCCATCGCCCGATGGTTCGACGACCGGAACGTCGTGATTTTGCCCGACAACGACGATGCAGGCCGCAGCCATGCTGATCTGGTGGCCGGCAAGCTGTCACGCAACGCATCCAGCGTACGCGTTTTGCCCCTGCCGGCGCTGCCGCCCAAGGGTGATGTATCTGACTGGCTTGCAGCCGGCGGAACACGCGAGCAGCTGATCGAGCTGTGCAAAGCCGCCCCAGTCTGGCATGCACCGACCGAGGACGCCGCGCCCGACCAGGCCGAACCGCCGCCGGCACCGCCGCCCGAGTTCGACAGCGACCCGGAGCTGCTGGCCGCCCCGTTCAAAGCATTGGGTTACGACGACGGCTGTTATTATTTCCTGCCGCACCGCACGCAGCAGGTTACGCCGATACCGACCGGCAGCATGACCAGCACGTCGCAGATGCTGTCGCTGGCACCGCTGGAATACTGGGAGCGCGCTTATGAGGGCAAGCGCACGGGCGTGGACTGGACTGCCGCTGCGAACCAGTGCATGCGCTGGTGCGAGGCTGCTGGGACGTTCGATGCCAACCGCGTGCGCGGCAGGGGCGCATGGTTCGATGCCGGGCGCTCGGTGCTGCACCTGGGCAACCGCCTGCTGGTGAATCGCCAGCACGCGGCGCTGCACGCGCTGGACAGCCGATACATCTACCCGCGCAGCCCTGCGCTGGAATCCGGCGAGCAGGCCGAACCGCTCGGTGCCGCCGAGGCTGCCAAGCTGCTGACCATCGCCGAACACATGAATTGGAGCCGCCCCATCGACCGCAGCCTATTTGTCGGCTGGCTGGTGCTGGCACCGATCTGCGGGTCGCTGTCGTGGCGTCCGCACGTGTGGATTACCGGCCAGCGCGGCGCAGGTAAATCCTGGGCGATGGATCACATCATCGCGCCGGTGCTGGGCGCATCCGCGCTGGTCGTGCAGGCCAACTCCACGGAAGCCGGCATCCGGCAGCAGCTGAAGCATGACGCCCGCCCGATCCTGTTCGACGAGGCCGAGGGCGAATCCGTGCAGGGCCGCATGCGCATGCAGAACGTGCTGGAGCTGGCGCGTCAGGCCAGCAGCGACGGCCTGGCGCAGATCGCCAAGGGTACGGCGTCCGGCAAGGCGCTGACGTTCCGGGTGCGGTCGATGTTCCTGCTGGGGTCGATCAACGTCGGGCTGTCGCAGGCTGCGGATAAATCGAGGTTCACGGTGCTGTCGCTGGTCAAGCCGAAATCGGGGCGCGATGGGCGCGACCAGTTCGAGCGGCTCGGGCAGCTGGTTAACGATACGCTGACCACGGCATGGTGCGCCGGGCTGCGCTCGCGCATCTACGGCATGATCCCAACGATCCGCGCAAACGCGGCTGTGCTGGCCAAGGTGGCCGCCGAGCACATCGGCAACCAGCGAGCCGGCGACCAGATCGGCGCGCTGCTGGCGGGCGCTGTGGCAGCGTCAAGCGATGCTAGGCTCTCGGTCACCGATGCAGCCGCGTACGTCAGCGCGTTCGACTGGACGACCGAGGGCGACGAGCGCAACGATTCGGACGAATTCGCGCTGCTGTCCGAAATCATGCACGCGCAGATCAGGATCGACACCGCGCACGGGCCGAAGACCCGCAGCGTGGCCGAGCTGGTGCAGTTCCTGTCCGATGGCCAGGACGGCGACCTGATAAACGAATACGCCATCGGTGCGCTGGTGCGCCATGGCATGCGCGTGCAGGACGGGTGCTTGCTGGTGTCGGAATCGCATCCGGAGATGCGCAGGATACTCGAGCGCAGTCCCTGGGCGGGCGGATGGGGGCGGATACTGGAGCGAGTACCCGGAGCCGGACGGAAATCCGCCGTCCGGTTCGCGGGCATGGTTCACCGAGCTGTCGCGGTTCCGTTATCGGCGATTATGGCGGATTCCAGCGCCGCCCAAGCGTAGGCGTTGCTGGACACGCCCTGAACCGCCGCTGCTGCGTCCAGCGCCTGCCAAACGGACAAGGGCAGGCGTAGGCTGCGGGTGCTGGTCGGCGTGCCGCTGTGGGCGCGTTTGGGGCGTTTCTGACGATCTGCGGGCGCGTTCATGGCGTCACCGCGAACAGCAGCCACACGAACGCGCAGAACAGTCCGGCGACGATGGGCGCGCAGATGATAGTTAAAACGATTTCTTTGATGCTGATTGGGTCATGCATTGGGGTCGGTCTCCGATTGAGTGGATTGCATTGCGTCGATTTCGCGCCACGCGTCGACCGCGTGGCTGATGCGTCCGATCTGCGGCAGCGTGGCGTACCAGCGGCGGAAATCGGCGGCGTCGAACGTGCCGGGCGGAATGCGTGGATCGGGTGGGATGTGGTTGCCTTGCATGGTGGCTCCTCATTTAGCCGGTCGCCATGACCGGACTGCGCGCATATTGCAACACTAAAACCCGCGTTGCAACACTTATTTTCACTTTTTTTCACCCGATACGTCAGTGCGCACTAACCAATCGCCGCGATGCCAGGCATCGAAATCGCCAGCCGAACCGCTCGGTCTCATGCGGGTGAAGCGCGTTTTAGGTTTTGCGTGCAATGGTTTGATTTTATTGGGTATCGGGCAAAAATAATAACCATGCTTGTCAGCGGGTTTTGTAGCAGCGCAACAGGCGCTTGCAACACGCTACATTATTGATTTATAAAAGGAAATTGGCACTTTTTGGGTGTGTAAGCAGCCGAGTGAATTTTTCCCCCCCTAAGGACATATAAAAACACATGAGAGATATTCACACGGATATGTCTCGCATGGGGATATAAATACTGCTTACACTGCTACAATCTATCTATCTAAGTAAATTCTTCTTCTTCTTCAACGACTTAGAGTGTCAGCAGGTTTGTAAGCAAACCCGTTGCAAGTGCTGACGGCTGCAACAGGCGCAAATTTCCGGGTTTTGCATAAGCGACTTCCAAAATTAGGCGTTGACATCACAATGAAATAGGAAATAATTGCAGACCCACCAACAACGAGGGTTTTAAAAATGATTGTTATAGAAAAAAACATTCCACTTCCAACTGAAACTCGCGGCAGAAAATCTAAATATCCGTGGGATAAAATGGAAATCGGAGATTCTTTTTACTGCGCAAGCAAAGGCGCATACGTTCTAACAGCTAGACAACAGAAGGTAACGTCACACAAATATGCCTGCCGGAGAGAACGTGATGGGTTCCGCGTCTGGCGCATCGCCTGATTGACCCTTGCGATTCCGCCCCACTTCCCCGTAAAATCCCCCATAACAAAAACCAGCACGGATCGCCGTCATGACCGAAGCGGAAATCGAAGCCATGATCGAACGGGCCAGCGAGCGCGGCGCAGAACGGGCGCTGCGCAGCCTAGGCTTGCATGACGACGGCGCACCGGCTGACGTGGCCGAGCTGCGCGGGTTGCTGGAGTCATGGCGCGACGTGCGCAAAACCGCGCTCAAAACGGCCACCGGGTGGCTGACGACCGCGATCCTGACCCTGCTCGCGCTTGGGCTGGGGTCGAAATACTGGAACGGCGGGCCGTAGCATCGGACACCTGGTCGAGACTCCCGGCTCGATCTGCACAGCAACGGCATCGCCCACCGTGGGGAAACGGGCCTGAATTCAACCGGGAGGCATCATGGATTACCACGCGTTTTTTGTAGGGTTCGGCTGCGCGCTGCTCATGGCGTGTTCGATCTGGCTGTTGACCGTCCTGCGCATCGACCCGGTGCCGGAGATGCCGGAGCCGCCATCGCCCGAACCAGCGCCAGAACCGAAGCCGAAACCAGCGAGGAAGCGCCATGCCCGGCAAACGAAAAAAGCCTAAGTGACCCGTGGTATACTGCGCGCACGGATTGAGTCCGAGACCGCAGAGCGGAGACACACATGCAAAACGACGACGACCACATCATCGACGGCGAGGCCGACGATGATCAAGCACCGGCAACGTGGAAACGCGGCAAGCCGGAACACCAGCCGACACCGGAGACGCGCGCCATCGTTGAGGCGCTGCATTCGCATGGTGTCCGCCAGGACGAAATCAGCACCTACCTCGGCATCACGCCGAAAACGCTGCGCAAGCACTACCGTTTCGAGCTGGACACGGCTCACATCACTGCGAACATGCAGGTGAGCAAGCGCCTGTTCGACGAGGCGGTGAAGCCGGACGGCAGCATTGCGGCGACGATATTTTGGCTGAAAACTCGCGCACGCTGGTCTGAGACCGCAGCGCCGCAGGATGACGACGAGATCGACGCGAGCAGCATCACCGTGGAACGACGCGATGCGCGTATCGCTGAATAACCCGCAAGCCGATTTTATATCGCTGCCGCATAAGTTCCGCGCATTCGTTGCCGGGTTCGGTGGCGGCAAGACTTGGGTGGGATCGACCGCGATGTGCTTGCGGTACTACTCGCATCCGAAAATCAATCAGGCGTATTACGCGCCGACCTATCCGCACATCCGCGATATTTTCTTCCCGACCATCGAAGAAGTGGCCGCGACCTGCGGCATGCGCGTCGATATTCGCGAGGCGGCGAAAGAGGTGCATTTCTACACCGGCAGCAAGTATCGCGGCACGACCATCTGCCGCAGCATGGAGCGCCCGGCGTCGATTGTCGGCTACAAGGTCGGACACAGCATGGTCGACGAGCTGGACACGATGCCGCCGGCGAAAGCCAAGGATGCCTGGCGCAAGATCATCGCGCGCCTGCGCTGGGACGGCGCGACGAATGGCGTGGACGTGACCACGACGCCGGAAGGGTTCCGCGAGACGCACCGCCTGTTCGTGGCCAACCTGGCCGATAAGCCGCAGCTGGGCGGGCTGTACGGGCTGGTGCAGGCATCGACCCGTGACAACGAAATGAATCTGCCGGAAGGATACATTCAGTCCCTGCTAGACACCTACCCTGCCGAGCTGATCGAGGCGTACATCGACGGGCGGTTCTGCAACCTGACCAGCGGCACCGTGTATAACAAATACAACCGCGACGCGTGCGACAGCGCCGAGACCCTGAAGCCTGGCGAGCCGGCTTTCGTCGGCATGGACTTCAACATCGGCAAAATGGCCGCGACCGTGTACGTACAGCGTCCGGACGGCTGGCACGCGGTAATGGAAGCGCATGACGTTTTCGACACGCCGGCGATGGCTGGGCTGCTGCGTGAACGGCTGGGCGACCGGCGCATCGTCGTGTACCCGGACGCGAGCGGGCGCAGTGCATCGACCAAGGATGCGAGCACGTCCGATATCGCGATCCTGCAACGCGCCAGGTTCGAGGTGCGCGCGAATCCCAGCAACCCGCGCGTTCGGGATCGTGTGCTGGCGGTCAACAAGCAGTTCGAGGCGGGTCGGCTCTGGATTAACAGCCGCGCATGCCCGACCGTGGCGAAATGCTTGGAGCAGCAAGCATACGATGCGAGCGGC